GAGTTCTTAAAAAGAAACTTCAACAAGAAGGTATTTTTAATGAACTGAGAGAACGTGAAGCCTTTATGAGTAGAGGTGAAAAGAAACGAAAAGCAAAAGCAGCTGCGATTCGTAGAGATGCAAAAGCAAAAAAGAAAAGACTTGAAGAATTTGGATTTTAGTATGACGCATGATATAAAGACAAGTACACCATTAAAAGAACACCACGAATTAGTTTGGTATGTCAAATGGGCATCATCAATTATTATTGTTCTTGCAATGATTGCTACTACAAATAATTTATATCCTTGGAATATGTTTTTACAAGCAGCTGGTTGTGCTGGTTGGTTGTGGGTTTCTATCAAGTGGAATGATCGTGCATTGATCGTGGTTAATGCAGTTGCTTGTGCAATATTCTTAAATGGTTTTGTTGTATTTTTTAAGGGAGCTTAAATATGGGATATGAAATTAAAGATAATTTCTTATCATCAGGAGAATTTGCATCCATGAAAAGATCAATCATGGGCCCTGATTTCAATTGGAACTATAGTTATAATGTTGCAGAAGGAGAAGGTATAGAAAATGAAGATTACTTTATACACCTTTTCTATATGGGTTTAGTAGAAAAACCAAGACTAGATATAAATGGAAATCAAATTCCACCAGAAAAAAGTTCTTCTTATAAAGATATTGAACCATTACTTGAAAAACTTTCTATTGAAACTTTGATACGAGCAAAAGCAAATCTTTATATTAGAAGAGAAAAATTAGTACATCACAAGGATCATGTAGATACTAAGTTTCCACACAAAGGAGCTATATACTACCTAAATGATAATGATGGATTTACTGTATTAGAAGATGGTACAGAAATTGAAAGTCGTGCAAATAGAGTATTACTTTTTGATCCTAGTAAACCCCATCATAGTACATCATGTACAAATGATAAACGCCGTGTAAATATTAACATCAACTACCTATAGAGGATAAGATGGCTAAAAAAAGAATTACTTCAATCACAGATAATAGTAAGTGGGTTGCTCCTAAGACCAAGAAGAAACGTAAACCTATGTCTGAGGAACAGAAAGCAGCTGCAGTAGAACGTCTTGCAAAAGCAAGAGAAAAGAAAGCTGAAAATAATCCAAACTATGGTAAAAGTAGTTTTCATGAGTCTTTGCATGATCTTGCAGAGGATCATCAACTGCATCCTAAGAAAGTTAAACAATGGATTAAAACACAGAAAGAACTTGCTACATCTGAACGTGCAAATGTTAAGAAAGACATTAAAGGTGCAATTGCAAAACTTTCTGACCATGAAGGTTATGTAAGACAGATGCAAAGTTATCTCAAGCATGGTGATTGGATTTGTATGTTCTATGGTGAGTATCAAGAGAAAAGGATTCGTAGTCGTTGTGTTAAACTAGGGTACTATTGGTATGGCCCAAACATAGGGAAACCTAAACGTGACGTTGGAACATTCTATCCAGATTTGGGTATGACTTGGGAAAAGGATATGACAGAGTGAGTGAAGAAAAACCATCTGCTACAATAATCAAAGGCCCTTGGAAAAAAAGATCAAAAGGCCCTACAGAAGAAGAGTTGATTATTGTGGATCAACTTGCCATGACTGATGAAATAGTCAATGAATGTTCAATGGCTTATTTGGAACTTTTAGCAAAAAATGGTGTAGACATTGGTGATAGAGACTTTATGAGACATATTTCGGTATTGACAGAAGTGTTTAAATCTGGTATACTTGCTACATTCGGTTTAAAACACGCAATGCAACCAATGGTAGATATTATCTCAAATGTTGAAAATGACCCAGATGGAACTCCACATTTCTCTGTGGATTATGATGATATAGATGATGTAGTAACAAGCTACTATAAAGTAATGGATGGTGATGATGATACTAGTTGATATGAGTCAAATTATGATGGCAAGCATTATGATGCAAATGCATATGTCAAAGAAGTCAGAACCAGACGAAGTAATGGTAAGACATATGGTTCTTAATTCCTTGCGTATGTATCGTACACGTTTTCTGTCTGAGTTTGGTGAGATGGTATTGTGTTATGATTCGAGACATTACTGGAGGCGTGATTATTTTCCAGAGTATAAACATAGTAGAAGAAAAGGTAGAAGTACAGATAGTAAAGATTGGGATATTATTTTTAGTTGTCTTAACACTATCAAAGAAGAGATAAAGAGTAATATGCCATATAAGTCAGTAGAAGTATATGGTGCAGAAGCTGATGATATTATTGCAACTCTTTGTTCTGAATCTTCTGATGAGGTTATGATACTTTCTGGTGATAAAGACTTTATACAATTACAAAGGTTTCCTAATGTAAAACAATATAGTCCTATCACTAAGAAGATGATAAATGGTATTAATGCAGATGACTACCTAAAGGAACACGTATTAAAAGGTGATACAAGTGATGGAGTACCAAATGTTCTCTCGCCTGATAATACTTTCGTAGATGGTATTCGACAAAGGCCTCTAAGTAAGAAAAAGATTGCATTAATGGTTGACGGTAATTTTCCTAACGAAGAAACGAAAAGGAATTATCAAAGGAATAAAAAACTAATTGACCTAACTTGCTCTCCAGAAGAATTGCGGTCAGAGATACTTGATACATATAAGAGTGCTCCAGTTAATAACCGAAGCAAAATACTAAACTACTTTATAAAACAAAGACTAAAAACACTTACAGAATCCATAGGAGAATTTTAATAATGGAACTATTAATATCAGAAATCTTAGACAAGGTTTCCAAAATAAAATCGAAGAAAGACAAAGTAAAATTTCTTCAAGAACACAATACTGACTCGCTTCGCATGGTAATTAAATCTGCGTTTGATCCTAAAATTAAGTGGTTGTTACCAGAGGGCGATGTTCCTTATGCACGTAATGATGCACCAGAAGGAACAGAACATTCTGTTCTTGCATACGAATCACGTAAGCTTTACCATTTCATAGAAGGTGGTAATGCCAGTATTACTCAGAATAAACGTGAATTAATGTTTATTCAGATGTTAGAAGGTTTGCATGAGAGTGAAGCAGATGTCCTATGTGCAGCTAAAGATAAGGTTCTTCATCAGAAGTATAAAGGTCTATCTGAACCAGTTGTAAAGGAAGCTTTCTCTTGGAATGACGAATTTATGCAACTAGATGGCCCTGATCCTAGACAAGGACGCTAAATTAATTTAAACTTTTTTTACTTTTCGTTTAGAATCAATGACTTACAATGTACGATTTCCCTTGACAATCTTTCTTTCTTGATGTATACTAATAATATAATCAAGAAAGAAAGGAATTACTGATTATGACTATTAATATTAAAAAAACTTTTGATAACGTAGATGACGGTATTGCAAATATGATTGCGGCCGCAAATGCTGACTATGAAAACTTTAGAGTGTCTGATGAAATGAAGGCAAAGTTTAAAGAAGAATGGGTTATCAAGAAAGGTTCTAAGTACATCAAAATTATGACTAATGGTGGTGGTTCTGCTTGGGGTTTTGTTGTTAACACTGATAATGACAAAAAGTTCAAAAAAGGAACTTTGTTGAAGTGTGCTGGTTGGTCAGCTCCTGAGAGAAACGGTTCAAGAGGTAATGTTCTTGAAGGTGGTTTCCCAATCAACTGGACTGGGCCTCTTTATTTAATAGGAAAAGGAAGTNNATAATGAATATNNTGATTAAATGGTTAAAAACTCCAAGAGATTGGAAAATGTTTATAGGTGATGTTCTAGGTATGAGTATGATATTTGGAATGGGTTTTGCTGCATTGGTTGCATTTTAATGAATTTTGTTCTTGTAACAGGTTCTAACATTTCTCGGCGTTCACTCGCTGAGAATGTTGTTAACTTTTGTATAGAGAAACTTATGCCTCGTATGAGAACCCTTGATATAGAAGTTAAGATTCGCAGTATGAAGGATGAGGGTGCAATTGGTTTTTGTTTGGAAACTGATAACAATCGTACATTTGAAATAGATGCAGAAAGAACTCTTGATAACGAAAACTTTATAGAGACAATTTGCCACGAAATGGTTCATGTATGGCAAAGTGCGACTCGTAGAATGAAAGAAAAATCTACAAACAGATTATGGTTATGTAAAGACGGTAAGTATCGTAATTACACTAACTGTGATTATTATCGTCAACCTTGGGAAGTTCAAGCATATCGTATGCAAGAAGGACTCAAGACAAAATTTATGGAAAGTAATTTATATGATAAATGAAGCTATCATGGCAGGATTGATTATGTTCAGTCCAGTAAATGCAAATGAAGTCAAATACAATATATCATCAGTTAAATGTCTTGCAGATAATATGTACCATGAAGCTCGTGGTCAAGGAACTGCTGGTTTACTTGCAGTATCAAGTGTTGTTATTAATCGTGTTAAAGATAAAAGGTTTCCTAATACAATATGTGAAGTAGTGAAACAAGGCCCAACAAGGGAAAGTTGGAAGAAAAATGGTAAGTATATTCCTATTAAAAATAGATGCCAATTCTCTTGGTGGTGTGATGGTAGGAGTGATGTACCAAAGGATATAAAAACATATAACAGATTGGTTAAAATTGCAGAGACTCTAATATATCATAAAGTTCCTTTTATAGATATCACAGATGGTGCTTTATTTTATCATGCTGATTATGTCAAACCCGATTGGGCTAAAACCAAGACTAAAACTGTAGAGATACAGGATCATATTTTTTATAAATGGGAGAGAAAATAATGAAGACAATACTAGCATATATACTTTATCATGTAGGGGATACTGTATGGAATATAATGGATACAGGGATACTACCAGAAAAGGTATACGATATCTTTTGGAAAGTCTATCAGAAGACTATGGGTTGGAGTAGTGACTTTGATACTAAGAATAAGGTATGGGATGGAGAAGTAATAAATGACATTTGATGAATACCAGAAATTTGCACGATCAACTGCAATATATCCAGATGAATGTAAAATCACATATCCAACACTTGGACTTTGTGGAGAAGCTGGTGAGGTTGCAGAGAA